ACGGGCAGCTCTGGGCTATCTGGTGGCAGGCCGAGGACGGCGGAGAGGGTTGGTGGTAGGGGGAGTAAATTTTCCTATTGACAGTTTGCGATTAGTTACTGTAGGATTTAGGTTGTTCGGGGTTGGGCCTGCGGGCGGTCACCGCCGGGGCGCACGGGGGGAACAAATTGGCTACGCGACTGCTGGTGGTGGAACGAGATTTTGGCCGGGACTACGAGATTTCAGTGGTGCCTGACGGGGTTGAGGCTACGGTGCAGGGCGCATTTAGCGCAGTGACCAAATACACCCGGCTACACCTGGTGGTGCCAGCGGACACGCTCGGTGACCTGGGTGACCTAGAGGAGGCTGTGTTAGCCGAGTACCCGCGGGCCGCAGTGACCTATATCCAGGACGTCCACCCGGAGCTAGACGGCCTGAAGATCACGGTGAGCGTGGACAACAATAGCACTCCCCTCACCTGGGAGGACGAGGCGCTTATCGAGTGGGCGTTTGGCAACGAGGGCTGGCTGACGGCCCTGGACTGGGCAATCGACGCCGTTACCAACAATTAATTTGACTGTTGACGTTTTCCCGACAACTCGTGTAAAATAGGGTTGTCGGGAAAACAACACCAACGCCCCTCGCACGGGCGCATGAGGAGAACGAAATTGGCAAAATACAGCGTGACCTATGCCTGCAAGCACACCGGCCGGGTTGACCTCATTGGCCCGTACAGGCAGCGGGAGTACCGACTTGAGCGGCTGGCGACCGAGGACTGTGAGGGCTGCAAGCTGGCGGCGGCGCAGGAACGAGCCACTGCTGCTAGCACCGCTGCTGCCGCCGCTGGTATCCCAGTGCTCGTTGGCACGCCGAAACAGGTCGCCTGGGCCGCGACTATCCGGCAGGAATATCTTGACGAGGTGCTCTGCGGAGTGGCCGACAACGTTATCGAGCGAGAGGCACGGGCCAGCTGGTGGATTGACAATCGATACGCTATCAGCGATGCCGTCAACCGGGTGCGGCGGGCGGCAATCGCTCAGGCGGCGAAGGGGAGCAATTAATTTTGGCAAAATGCATCGGGCGCTCCTACGTGCGGGACAGCCGGGGTAGGGTGGTGGCGCAAAAGCCCTGCCCGCTCAACGGCACCAGGGTTACCCTGGGCGGCAGGGACTACAACTACTGCGACACTCACCGGCGTATTGCCGAGCTAGCCTACAGGTTCACGGCGAATTTTGACAAACCTGTTGACAACAACTGCTAACCTGCTGTAGTCTACTAGTGAGGGCAGGACGAACTGCCCGCAACACACGAAAAGGGGAAAACCAAATGCCGAACAACACTCTGGAAGTCACGCTCACGACCACCACTTGTGGTGCCGCCTGCTGGTTTGCCCGTGAGGACGCCTGCCACTGCTCCTGCGGCGGGGTGAACCACGGGGTTCTGCTCCAGGCTGGTGCTGAGCAGCCGGAGCGCCAGTCGAAAATTCAGGGAATCACGTACAGGCTGGTATTGGTGGGCGATTATGCCACCGTTCGCAAATATGTCTGGGAGGAGACTAAAAAAATTCGTGCTCTCAGTCGGGATGATGCTCCGAAGCTGGTTTACACTCGCCGGTTCGGCAGTCCGTTCGAGCGGGTTGATGCCTTCGAGAATGAGCCTAAGGCTCGCTGGTGGGTTAAGAAGGCCACCGATGCCCAAATCGAAAAGTGGCCGGAACTGACCGCTGCTAAGCAGTGGGAAGGCCGCTCGAATTCCCCTCTTCGCCCTAGCTACCTGGTTTGGGAACGTGTTCAGACGGCTGAGGAGATTAACTCCTCAGCCGCAGCCTAAAGGGGGGGGGGTAAATTATGCGCTTTGACCTACTAACTCACGGCAAAGAGCACGGGCACCCACTGGAATACAGCTTCGCTACTCTTCGGGAATCCATCAAGTTTGCCAAAAAGCTTTCAACAGAGCGTAACTGGCAGGTTAGCATCTTCGATTCCGAACGATACGACGTTGATTCCACCGGGTATTTGGGGGCATACGAACAGGGGAAGAGGGTTTATTAACATGCGAAGTCACTACCACGTGCTGTTCGGCCTGCACGGTTTGTATCTACCGGATACCAATGTGGCGTTTACGAACCGGCGGCTTGCAGAGCAATACGCAGCAGAGCTAGCTTCGAAAGAGGCTGGAGAAACTGGGGAACAAAAAACCGGTTCTGCTCGAAAAGGTTTTTTGAAAATCGGGAATTACTGCGTTGAAATTGCAGCCTGTTCTGTTGCGGATTGCGTAGGCTAGGGGGGTTGAACTTGGCTATCAGAATTAGCCGCAGGGGTGCTTACGCTGCGGCTCGAAGGCTTGGGGCTTCGCTAGAGAACGGGGGCAAACACACAATCGTCAGGTTTAATGGGCAGCAATGCATTATCAGTAGGGAAGGGCAACACGAGAAAAGCCTTCCACCAATCGAAGCTAAGCGCCTCTCGCGACTGTTGGGAATGACGGTAATTGAATTTAAAAAGGCGTGAAACAGCGGTGAATATCATGGGAATGTTTGGGCAGGGCTACGAGAAATACTAATGAGAATCATCGCTATCAGCGACACGCATAATCGCTACCCTCGCATACCTGAGGGCGACATTCTGATTCATGCCGGAGATTTAACCGGCCTTGGCACACGTAAAGAATGCGATGATGCTATGGCGTGGTTAGCGAGCCTTCCGCACAAGCACAAGCTGTTTATTCCGGGCAATCACGACTTCGCTTTTGAGCGTGAGGTGCTGCCAGTACCGGATGGCCTCGTGCTCCTGAATAATAAAACCGTTGAGGTTGAGGGAATTACCATCTGCGGTTCACCCTACTCGCTCGAATTTCGAGGCTGGGCATTCGGTAGCACACGTGACCTGTACCGTGCTCGAAAAATGTGGGAGCGGATTATTCCAGACAACCTGGATATTCTCGTAACCCACGGGCCAGCATTCGAAGTTCTGGATAGAACCTACCACGGTGAACCAGCCGGTGACGAAGCGCTTGCCTGGGTGATAGCATCAAAGCAGCCTAAGGTGCATGTCTTCGGCCACATTCACGAGTCTTACGGTAATGTCCTTGTGGATGGCGTGCAGCGCTACAACGTAGCTATGGGCTACGATCTGGAACACCCGCCGACGATAATAGACTTCGAAAAATAGTAAAGAGAAACCCCCTGAATTATCAGGGGGTTTCTTCTATCCTCACTTCAAAAACTACCGTTTCATCCTGCCCTGCTGCTTCATACGCTTCGCCATATGAGCGGTAGAGGTAGCAGCACAGGTCGCTCGGATGGCTCACCCCAGATGGGAAAGCTTTGAGAACTAGGAACAGTGTAGTCGATGAATTCTCCCCTAGCTTCTCGTCTTCGGTCGAGCCAGGTTTTGTCTCTTGCATGCTGGTACTCCTCGCAAGCGCAACCGACTGTAGTGCAACCACCACCATTAATGTGGTGCATTAAATAGTGGTGATTGCACATACAAACACCAGAGAAATAGTGTTCGCTTCTCATGGTGCTTTTCTTAGTCGATTACGAGCAACTTCCCTCACCGCATTCGAGGCACTTTTCGCACCCCTCTGAGTAGCTCATTTGGCCCCCACATTCAGGGCACGAAAGGTGCTGAGCAGTGACCTCGATAACATCAGTGAATTGCCCGTGCTTACGCAGCACACGCCCAAGAGCATCCGGGATCGAGAGCACGCGATTCTCTCCGAACCCGTAAGGCAGACCACCGATACCGATTAGCTGCTTCGAAATTGCATTGAGAACAGCGCCACGGTTCTCCGAACGTGAGGTACGTAACGTATAGCTAATCAACCGGCCAATCGCCTCTAGCAACGCCTGAGTCTCACTACCGGACTTGCCAATGAGGGCGAACACCTCGAACGGCCTACCGTTAATATCGCTAATCGTCACGTACAAATTGCCGTGAGCGCTCGGCTGGCGATAGCGTGTAGAAGGCAGCACATCGTACTGCACAGAAGGCTCGATCTCCTCGCTGTATTCCTCAGAAATAGTCAGCTTGATGCTATCTGTTTCCGTAGGAATTTCTACGTTGCTGAGAACCTGCCCGCCCTTGCTACCATCACGGTAGATCGTCACGCCATTGCAGTTTAATTGCCAAGCGCTCATGTACGCTTCGTTAACATCTTCAAGCGTAGCGGAATTCGGAAGATTAATCGTCTTGCTTACAGCGTTATCCGTGTGCTCCTGGAATGCCGCTTGCATTGCCACATGCCAACGAGGCTCAATATCGTGAGCAGTGACGAAAACGCGCTGAATCCAAGCAGGAACTGCTGCGATACCCTGGCAGCTACCGTGGTTCGCAATAACAGCGTCCAGAACGCTCTGAGTATCCTTTACGCCAGCATCATCAAGAGCGTCGAGGAAAAGCTGGTTTACGAACATATCTTTAATTCGGCCTTCAAGGCCACGGTGCTTGTAAGCCAACGAGAAAAACGGTTCGCAGCCGCTGGAGCAGCCAGCAATGATGCTAATGGTGCCAGTGGGAGCGATTGTCGTGCAGGTGGAAACACGCTGCTTACGATTCTTGCCCTTCGGCCCATAAATCGACTCTTCCCACAAAGGAAACGAGCCGCGCTCATTCGCCAGTTGTTCGCTCATGTTGTGAGCAGATTCATTAATAATCTGCATCATGTAGCGAGCGAGTTTCACGGCTTCATTGGAGTTGTAGGGAATTCGCATAATTGCGAGAGCATCAGCCCAACCCATAATCCCCAAGCCAGTGCGCCGAAGCTTCGCTACAAGGTCAGCGATTTTCTGCGCTGAATACTGATTAACCGTCAGTACATCATCAAGAAATCGAGTGCCTGCCTGCGCTGTAAATGACAATCCAGTCGTGTCGATAACAGCAGTCGGACGGTCAAACGAAACAAGCGGCCCCTTCACGAATTTCGCTAAATTGATGCTACCGAGACAGCAAGCATCATAGGCATTTAGGGGTTGTTCCCCACACGGATTCGTTGCCTCAACACCACCAAGTGAAGGCACGGGGTTAGCAGTGCTAGCATTCACGCGGTCGATAAAGACAACGCCGGGGTCGCCTGTCTTGTGCGCTGACTTTACGATGTGGTTCCACAGGCTCTTTGCGTGCAGTGAAACAGCGCCATCGTCTCCGAGATTGTAAGAGATACCCTGGAAGATTGCCGTTAATTCTTCGTCAATTGTCGGCTCTTCGTCCTCGCGCTCACGTTCGAGGTCAACTTTCCAAGTCTGCTTGGTCTGGGGATCAATTAAATCGAAATAAGTATCGTCCCGAAGCGCGAACATAAACGCATCGGTTACAGATACGGAAATGTTGAAGTTGTGAATGTCCCCGTCACGGTCTTTACAGTGGATAAACTCCATAATGTCGGGGTGATCAATGCGGAGCATCGCCATATTAGCGCCGTCACGCTTACCGCCCTGTGTGACCATCGTGGAGCACTGTGAGAGCACACGCAGCACGTGGATAGGGCCACAAGCCTTGCCGTGCGTAGTGGAAATGTAGGCGTTTCTAGGCCGCAGTTGCGAGAGTGAGAAGCCCGTGCCACCGCCGTACTTTTGAACAGCGATCATGGTGCGGATTGCCTCAGCAATTCCATCCTCATCCAGCATGCTATCCAGCACAGGAATCACGAAGCATGCGGAGAGTGAGCCTACAGGCTTACCATCATCGCTCAGGGCACCGGCGTTCATAAGCGTGGGGCTATTCGGTAGAAACTCCCCACGAGCCATCATTTCGTAAAAAACACTGTTCCAATAATCGAAATTATCGGCACCAGTGTTGTACTCTTTTTCTCCAGTAGCCACAGCACGTGCGACTCTATCGAAAATGTCCTCAGGTTGCTCAATTGGCTTGTGCTGCTTGTCGCGCAGCACATAGCGCTTTGAGAGCACGGTACGAGCTTGGGGGGTAGGTTTGTAAATCGAAGTTACCATATTCTCCCTGTTTACTTTGTACTGAATGGTGAGCGCTTCACTGAAGAGCGTTCAACCGGCTTCCAACCTGAGTTATAAAGTGCAGCGCCAGAATGCCCATTTAAACAACACGGCTCGTCATAATTCAGCATTAATCGTGCGCCGCAACGTGGGCAGAACTTCTCGTTGAGAAGGTCTTCTTTACTGCTCCGAGTCTGCGTCATTTTCCCTCTTTGAAACTTCAAGAGCTAAAACAATATCCTCAGGCCAAACAATGTCAGCCTTAGGCCAGAGTCCGTCCTGCCAATATTCAACCTCAGAGATATTACCGGCACTGCTGTAGATCACGCGCTTCACACGAGGGCACTTTCTCACGTGAAAGCCGCCGCAGTGCTCGCAGAACTCTTCGTTTTCCAGCCGTGTTTTGTACTCTCTCGCGAGGTCGATAGGGATTCTAGCAGCCTCGGTCACGAAGAGCAAGCCGTAGAGAAATCGAAAAAAGCGGAATTTACCAATAGCACTAAAAATAGGTGCGGTCACGAAATAGATTGCAAAACCTATCGCGTGAACCGCACCTTTGGTGCTATTTACCAACGCCCAATGCAGGCGTCGAAAAAAATTAGGCCGCTTTACTGAGAGTATTGTTGAATTAACTCCTGCCGATGTTGCTGCCATTGCTCCTCACCAATATCCCTCTTAATTTCCTCAACAGTGCAACCAAAAAGGTCACGAACAAGCGCTTCCATAAACTCATCAACCTTTTCAGGACTGCTGAGGTCTAACGATACCGCAAATGTGCCCTTCTTTGCTGCCATTACTGTTTTCCTTTCAGTACAGGAATCTCTTGGCTATTCTTAACGTCCCAAATAGCTAGCTGGCCGTTCTCTTCAGCTAAACTAACCGCCTTTGATTGACTCATCACATTTCGTGAAACGTCGAGATACAACTGCCCTTCATCCATCCAGCCACCTAAAAAATGACCTTTCTTTTTAAGAAGGCTGCTATTTTCCTTTAGATACTTAAAAATAGAGTTAATCGCCTGATTACGGTCTTTCAGGTCGATGATAAGCTCACGGTCTTTGTAGGTTGAAACCATGTAGCCTTTTGTTGGTGCTACACCTGCTCCAATTCTAATAGAAAAACCGCCCTCTTTAGATACTCTGTTAATTAACTCACTTGGGGTTACGCCTAATGAAGTCCACCGGCCATGCTCGTCCCGCGGCTGATACTCTGAATACTTTTCAATCTCAGTAGCAAAGTATTTTCTAACAGCGGAAATAGTGAACATAGAATCAGCCTCAATTATTAGGAAGTGCTATTCAGCAGGTTCCTATATAGAGAGGCTGGTGTCAACAAAAAAAATTCAGCTTCGCTGCCAGTGGCCCCAGGTGGCTAGGGGATACCTGTTCACCGGCTTTGAAACCCTTTCACCAAAGCGTGCTTTCTAGAAAAACGCGCTTATCGAGAGTTCTGCGAAGCTGAATTATTACAGACCCCAGAATACTCTAGAGTCCGGGAAAAGTATTGCGTAATACTGAAGAACCAGAGACCAATTTGCTGCAAATGGTGGTGTAGGAGTAACTGAACATTCGCACAGAGAATGCATTATTACACGGTTATCTGGTTCAAACGTGAATTTTACAGGCTTATCGCAGATACCACAATCAAATATGTGCCACTCGGTTATGCCGAGAGCCATAACCTGATTTTGGAGTTCTTCTGCGGTAGGCTGTCGAGCACTCATGACTACTTCGTGAATTTACCTGAAGTTGCTGTTACCCAAAAGTCGGTAATTTCCATAGCGGCATCTTCAGAAATTCCCATGTGGAGAAGCTCTAAATAAAAACCACCAATTAAACGGGCCATACTCGCTCCCAATTGAGTCCCCGTTTCCTGCATGGCTTCATTATACGTCTTATCGTTCTCGTCGCTAGTGTGTTCCATAAGTTTCATTCCCCTCACTTCGTTTACTATAGGCTCCCAATTCTTATTTGTCAATATAAATTGCGTTGAACTTTGACCTCACGAACAAACAATCGGCGTTCATTCATGCAGCCGCACCATCGGCATTTTCTCTCTTTAGCATCAACTGTCGGGTCGGATTCGCTAATGTAAACACGACCTTTAAATTTGTAATACTCGTAAATAGCGCCACAAGGCACCACATGATGGTGACCGCATGTAACGCATATTCCGAGGCGTTGATATTTTAAGGACGACGGTTGCATTTCGGACAAGCTCTATCCGGCGTCTGCAATACGTAACGATTACCGCAGGCGCATGTGTGTAATTTGTAAATGCTTCCCCAGTCCATGACTTGTTGCATAGCAAGCTGAACTGCATCAGCAAACGCGTCAACCTGATCATCATGTGCCCCGGCAGGGAAATACGCAAGTTCACTTGCGAAATCCGCCCACCACGGAGGCGTTGGCTCAGGACGTAATATTTTTCCTAATTGTCCACGAGCCTCAGCGAGACGCGCGCGAGTCACTTTATCACGCGGTGTTCGTTCAGGGCGACCTGCACCACGTCCAGATTGCCTCATATTGCGCTCAAGAGCCTTAATAGGCATCATGTAGCGCCGAATTGCCTCCTGCACAGCAGCAGCCTGGTAGTTAACAGCCTCAATACCAACCACAATCGGTATGATACCGAAGCGTTCACCGCAACTCATAAATTCATTGTGGAACATCACCTGCTGTTCAGAGAACTGCCAGCGACCGCGCTTAATGTCCAGAATGTAGATGTTCTGTTGCTGGTCAATACCGAGTGTGGCACACACGGTAAAGTCGGCAGTTTGCTTCTGACTAATCGCCAAGTCCCACGCTTGAACAATGGTGAGGTTATCCGGCAGTTCATGATAACGGAAAGTGCCCCATTCAAGCGGCTTAAACATCTGCGTTGATGCAGGCATAGGCTCGTTGAGGTATTCGTGATACCACGAGCGAATGTCGATAGCATCAAGTTCGCGCTTACGCTCCTCAAGAGCTTCAACTGACCAATACTCCGGCCACAATGGCATGCCATCTTCGAGAATTGCTCTTCGAGCATTATCAATAATGGTGTAGCCTGAACCCTCGCGCTCCAGATACGAGTAAATGTCGTCTTCGTGCTTTTTTGTACCGATTACTGTAACTGTTCCACCGGGCACAAGCACAGGCATAGCCTCACGCGTGAACCACTCACGCGTTGCTGTGCGTCTCTCAGTCGTACTTACCGTGTCGAGCGTCTCAATATCGTCAAAGATTAAATCATCAGCAC